GGTCCATCTCGGTTTGCGGCCGGTCGCGAGCGAGTCGCAGAACAAAATCTGCAATCCTGCCGCAAACGGAACCTCCTCCATACATTCGCGAAAGCCCCAGCCGGTCGCCTTTGCAAGCCTGTAAACATAGCCTGCGAGCCAACCAGGGCCGCTTAGTTTTTTGAGCCGTTTCCTGATGTCTCGCTGGACGCAGCAGCGTAGCGTTCAAAAGCCTTCGCCATGATGGATGCAATTGCATTCATTTCGCTGTGATGGACGACATTTTTATCCATCCAAGAATCCACGGCGTTGAGAAAATCTTCCCTGTCGTTCACGCTTTTCTGAATCTCTGAGCGTGGTGCGGAGTGTAGGAATGCAAATGCTGCCGACTTCCAAATTAAGTCTTTATCGTCTGCGAAAACTTGATTGCGTTGCATCCAACTCACGCTGAGTGCGGTGATCGGGCGGAGTTCAAGGCCTCCAAATTTCATCGGCCCCTCTGTCATCCCCTCTTCGCGGAGGATGTCGTCATCCTTTTCCATATCTCTGTTTTTTTTCATAATTTTGTAGCAAGAATCTTTTTGTCGGCATCAGTCGCGTCTTCGCGAATCGCAATGCGTTTGCCATTTCGCTCGATAATGATGCGCCTTGGTGTGCCGTGGACGAGATCAACAAGCGTGTCACGGTTGAGTAAAGCAGCCCGGATGTAGTTAATCGGGTTCTCTGGGTCGGATGCGTCGAGTGCATCGCCTTCCTTCGTCATTCCCAGCACGACATCGCGTGCCTTTGCGCCTGTGGTAGAGAGATCGTCAAACCAGAAAATGGTTGATTCTTTTCCGTCCGGGCGAACCATTCGAGTGACTGGTTCTGGTTGCTTCATCGCAAATCCCATTGTTGCGAGAGCGGTTGCGACCTTGATATTCGCGGTGTAAAAATATGTTTCTTTGTCGTTGTATGTTTCGATCATAAATATTTGTAAAATCTGTCGCGACAAAATCTGTCGTGGCAGGAATGAGCCGTCCTGCCAGCGGCATCCAGCTTAGAGCGAGGGATACTGAGTCGCCTCGATCGAGAGGGTCTTGAAGGCATCAGAGCCTTGCTCAGAGGAGACAGAATCGACAACGATCTTGCCGCCGGTCACACCGAACTCGGTTGTTGTATTTGCAAGCGTAAGCAGCCCGCCGATTGTGGCAGTTGCAACGCCTGACGATCCATTGATCGCACCTGTCAAAGAGATTGTGGCGGTCCGCCCGTAGTGAGATACTGCAACGATGTCGCCATCTTCGTCCATGAGTTCAGCTTTTTGCGACTGAACGGAACGAGAAAACGAGGAGAGGATGATGCCGGTTTCGGCGGTGGCGCCGAAGATTACACTTGCGGCGGTAGATGATGTGATAACAGATGCGGCCATGACTTGGCCGAAGTGTCAACTCACATCAGTCCGGCGTGCACCGTAAGCGAAACCGACCGCTCGAAATGCCGCTCACTTGAGGTCTGCGAAACTCCGCCGTCGCGAAGGATTCCAAAAACAAAGCAGTGCTGCGGCCGAATCGCGTTGATCCTGGGGATTAAAGTTTCAATGTTGTGGGTGACGCACAACACCTGTGCAAAGTAGCTCTCCAAATCCTGCGCGGTCGAGTCGTCTGCCTGCACCAGCAAGGCGACAGCAACCTCGAATTGGAAGATCGCGGAGTTCGTAATGCTCTCCCGCTGCCGGGTAACTTTGACGAATACCGCTGGCAGCGTCATCGCGCTGAAGTTTTCCGCTACCGTAATAGATACCGAGTTGCCCAGCTCGTGCTGCAAAGCCTGGATGAATGCGTCGGTGAGTGCCTTTTCCAGCGTCTGCGTGATGTTTGCGGGCGGCTTTTGCGGAGCCGGAGGCATGAGAATTGGCGGAAAGAACAGGCTCATTTGTTTAGGTCTTCGAGTGAAAAGTCGACCGACACGGCATCTTGTGAAAGCTCTGCTGACAGCACACGAAACTTAGCTCCGTCGATTGTGAGCGTGTCGCCAAGCTGGATGAGTTGCGTGGTCGTATCGTAAGCGGTAGTTATCGACATTGAAACAGTGCTCATAAATCCACCGTCACCAAGATTGTTCTCGCGCCGAAACGCAGTGCGTGCAGATTGGAATGTCTTGCCTTCGTGCGAGACCGTAATTGGAAGCTCTCCAACAATGGCAGAGAGGTCGGATCGCATGAAGTCGGCAAGTGTGTTCATATCAGGCCGGTAGCCTTGCAAAGCCGCTCGTATTCACTGCCCTTGGCAGGCTTCTCCTTACTCGTGTTGTGAGTCGCGTTGCTCCAGTGAATTATATCGTAGGTCTGCGCTGCCGGGTGCGTGTATGGTGATTCGGGAACACCGCCACAATCGAAGTAATTTTCAAAGGTATTAACCGCCAGCCCTTGGAAAACCAACTGGCGAAACATCGCCACCATCGCTTCGTGCCAGTTGCGCCCTGCCATCCCGTCCACAAGCATGCGCTCGATGATTTGCTTCATGCTGGCGGCGTATGCGCTGCCCTTGGGGATCGACATAACGACAGGCGAAACCATCGAAAGCCACGGAGTGAAGGTGTAGTCCTCGGCAACGATTGGCTTAGTTATCGCTGCATCCATCTGCACCCAGATTCCACCGTGCTCGTGCAGAGTTTTGAATGCAAAATAGTCGCTCCAATGTGCGAGCGATCCGATGCCCCCATTCGGCAAGTGGTGCAACGGATCGCCCGCGAAGCCGACGGGCGGCAGTGTGTCTTTTGGTAGCATCTCAACGGTCACACCTTTTGGAATGCCGGCGAGTTTTGACTGCACCCACAGCACCGGGTCGTGACCTGCGTCAATCAAAAGCTGTAAGGTCAATTTTTCCATCAGGCCGAGCTTCGTCCCGATCCACACTGAATGCGTCTGTGTCATCTCCTTGCGAGGATTGTCAATCCGTTGCAGTTTTCGTAGTGCTCCGCAACCTTCCAATGGGGGTTGATTTCCATCCATGCGTGGATGGCTTCGTTGATGCCTCTGCCGTTGTCCTCTCCCACAGCTCCGAACGCGACCGTGTCGTGAAACACGATGTATTTGCTTGCTTGGTTGCCGTGCTTTTGAAGCTCGCCTTTTACCTGATCATAGGAATGGAGCGTGTCGATAAACAAAAGCTCCGTCGGCTCGATCATCGGAATGTCGAGCGTTGACCCTTGCGTAAAAGTCCAGTCCGTATCGAGTTGGTTGTGGATCGCGTAGACATTAAAGAAGTCGTGCAGATCGTGGCTTCGCAGAACTGCCTTTGGATTGTCGCTCAGTCCGTGCAGGAACGAATATGTTGACATGCCGGTGCGAACTCCAAACTCGGTGACGTGGTCACACTCCGCCGCGAGCTGCGAAAGGCGAACCATGTGCTCGTTGATGTCGCCTACAATCCCACGGCTGCGGTGAAATATATTAGAGATCGGCCACGTCTTGGAAAACACACGCGATCCGAAATCGTAAGCAAGGCGAGAGTTTTGGATTTTCACGATGTCATCTTCGTCTCTGCTGCCGTTGCTCGGATGGTCGTGCTGCCATTGCAATCCTTTCACGGACAGGATTGGAGCCTTGAGCATTGCCCGATTCGTGAAGTCATTGTCGCAAAAAACTCCGTGGTATTTCGGACAAAAAACATATTCAAGATGGTCGTAGAGTGCGCGAGACAGCACGGGATGACACATAAGACCGTCCTGACGAACGGAGTCTGGGACATAGCAAGACCATTTTTGCTTCGGGTCTGGCAGCTTGCGAAGTTGGGTATCCCAGCCCTGCGGGGGCGTGAGATCGTCGGCAATCACCACTAAAATATCCCCTGTGGAAAACTGAGCGCAGACATTCCAGTTTGCCACGCTTGACGAGGCCCACGCTGGCGGTGGCGTGGTGCACCACCAGTAAGCCTGTGCCACTGTAAATGCCTTGATGCTTTCCATGTCGTCGCTCTGGATTCCAAAGATATGCTCAACCTGAGCGGCATCATCCGCCCGGTCGATCCATATTTTGCGTGTTGCGAGTGCGCGTTCTGGCGTGCCACGGGTGGCGTGAAGTAGTGAGATCATTTTATTGTGTTGTTTATTTCGTTGTTTATTTGGTTGAAAAGTTTTTCCGCACGCTCTCTCTCCACAGGTTCCGCCACCCTCCGATATGTATCGTCGAGCGAACGATTCTCAAAAGCCGGGTGGTGATGAACGAGAGCAATGTCACGACCATTAATGATCGCTCCAGCCTTCGCGGCACGAACGGTGAAGTCCGCATCACTAAATTGGTTTTTGAATCTGGGGTCGAAGAGTCCGTGTTGCTCATAATATTTTCGAGTGATAATTGCCATCGTGATCAGTTCGTCAGTTCGATACCCGTCGTTTGTTCGCAGAACCTGCGCTGCGCTTGTATCCATACGGTCGTCCAGCATATCATCCCATCCAGGAGGCGGCTCGATGTCGTCCGAAAGTTGTATCAAAATCTCGCCCGTGCAGTTCTGCGCCGCGAGATTCCAAGCACCGACTGAAAAGCCACCCGTGGTCTGCACTACTCCGCCGAATCGGTTGAGGGTTGCTGCTGTTTCGTCGTCATAATCGACGGTAAAGATGTGCTCGACTCGCTCCGGATTGTTTGCTCGCTGAAGCCACAAGGTCATATTCTGGATTGCTGCAATCGGTCTCCCACGGGTCGCATGCAGCAACGATATGCGTGTGCCCTGTGCTTCGCGCAGGATCGCTTGATCGACCGCAAACGCTCCTTGTGCATCACCAAGCTCACGCAAGCACCATCCGCGCAACTTGCGGGCCTTCCATCCATACCACTCTTTTTTGTGCGTCCACTGAGGGAACGAAGGCACTGGTATTTTTTCCATCGCATCCACAATTTCCAGCGCGGCTTCCGACTCTCCGCAATCGAGCAAGATCGACGCTTCGATCGCGTAGGCTTCGCGTCTGTTGAGATCGAGTGCCTTTGCGCGGCGAGCAAGCTTTAGAGCCGAATCGGTGTGGCTCATGTTGCTCAAATTAAGAAGCACTTCGTAGCGGTGGACTGCGTCAAGATCACGCAGTGCAAGAGACTCCGCGCCGTAGCGCAAAGCGTTCTCGGTGTCTCCAACAATCATCCGCTCGTAGTGCAGGTAAAATTTGAAATGCGACGACATCCGATCGTGGTGTGCGAGGATGCGTAGGTTGCGGTCGTTGCTGGGCCTGCGTCCGAGAGCAGGCCGGTGCTCAATCTCCAAATCGCGGCGGAGAAGAATCTTGCGTGGCAGCGGCTCGCCATCTTCACCGCTTGGGGGGTGTGCGTTCTCGTGGACAGGTCTCCACCACCAGGCTGAATCTTTGCGAAAGAACCGCTCGCGTGGGGCGCGCTTGCCCTGTTCGGTGATGACGTAGTCGGTGAGCACCCAGTGCACTTCGGGATTGACTTCGCGGAGCATCTTCAGATGCGGCTCAACCATGTTCTCGGCAAGCACATCGTCGCAGTCTGCCCACATGACCCAGTCGCCGTCATCAATCAGCGAATATGCGATTTCAAAAGCATCATTTCTCGCGGCAGCAAAGTCGTCCACATGCGGCCACGATCCACACAGCGGAGAGTTGCGATACTCGCTGACCCTGCACCCAAGCCCCTCAGCAATGTCCAAGGTTGCGTCCGGCTTTAGACTACCGATGGCTCGCACAACCACGATCTCGTTGCAGATTTTTTGCAGCGATAAAACGCATCGCTCGATTCTTTCTTCTTCATTGCCGCAAATTAGAGCGGCTACCAAACGCGGTTGTGTGCTCATCTTCCCCATTGTTAGCATCCTTCAAGATTATTTGCGAAAACAAAAAAGCCGGGGATTGCTCCCCGGCTCTCTCGTATGAAAAACCAAACCAAACCGACACCGAAATTAGAGTCCGGTCGTGATACGGATCACACTTGATCCGTCGATGACTTTCTCAGAAACGTGCTGGCGAACACGCAGGACGTTGGAGCGACGAGCTTCGTCGCGGTAGGTCTCTGCAACGAATGGCACTGGTGAATCAGCGCCCCAGAGGATCGACCGTCCGAATCCACCTGCGACAAACTCTCCACCGACCACATGAGCGAGGGCGATGTAGGTGTCAGCCCAGATGAAGGTGCCTGAGTAGGCCTTACCTTTGGCGGCAGAATTTTTAGGAGCGCGACCGACAAGCACTTGATCAACACCGACCGCTTGAGCAACTTCTTGCTCGGAGAGCAGACGGGTGCTGTTGGTGGCGACAACGCCGAACATTTGATT